CGCTCGCGTAGGCAATTCCGTCCGCCGATTCCTCCCGTTTGAGGCTCGGCGAGGCAACACCAACTCCCCTGTGGCAAGGGGCTTGATGAGGAGAAAAACAAGAGATGAACGAAGAGATGGAAAAGGCAATGAACGCGCTTTCGGGCAACGGAGCGGTTGGCGGAGACGCCGGCGGCGACGCGACCGACTGGAAGGCCAAGTACGAGGAGGCGCAGCGCCAGCTGCAATCCGCAAAGGTCGAACAGGGGCGCGTGAAGAAGCTCGACGAGGAGAAGAAGGCTCTTGAGGCGAAGGTCGCCGAACTGTCCGCATCCCGTCGCTCGGAGGCCGCGATAAGCGCGCTGCCGGACGACATTCGGGAGGACATGCCGGAGAATTTCGCGAAGGGCTCCGCACTCGTCGCGCAGAAGATGGTGGACGAGGCGCTTGCGGCCCGCGACGCCGAGCTGCGCGAGCTTAAGGCTCAGATGGCGGCCCGCGAACAGCAGGGCGCTGCGATAGCGCGGCAGAACTTCGCCCAGAAGATCGGCAACGAGTTTCCTGGATTTTTCAGGGACGCCGTTCTTGAAGGCGGTGACAAGCACGCCGCCTGGCAGAAATACCTGCGCTTCAACGCCGCTTCCGTGACCACTGCCTTCAACGCCTGCGACTTCGACACTCTTTCGTGGCACATCCGCAACTTCTACAACACGGAAGTCGGCATACCACCTCCTTCTGGCGGAACGGGAGCAGCCGCGCCCGACCCCAGCCCTACCGGCGGCGGAACGTCCGTGGCGGTCAAGTCCGGAAAGGTCTACACGTGGGACGAGATCGACAAGCTCTACGACGAGATCGAGGTCTTGCGCTCGCGCGGCGACCGCGAAGGGATGAAACGTCTTTCGGACGAAGTTGAAAAGGCCCAGAGGGAGGGACGCGTGAAGTAAAAGGAAACCCGCGCCCCGTCCTCTCCGGGTCGAACGACGGAAAGGAACGTCAAATGATTCTCACAAACACTATCGGCTACAATGCGCCCGGTTTCGTGGAAGGCCAGAAGATCGCCTTCCCCGGTACCCGGCACACCACGATTGCCAAGCAGTTCAAGAAGCGCCTTCGCGACAAGTCGCTTCTCCCTGAAATCACCACCAACGGCGACATGTACTTCGAGAAGGGCTCCACGGAGACCGTAATCCCCGTGCTCCCCATCATCGAGACGTACGCCACCAAGCCCGGCGACAAGGCGAAGTACCAGCTTCCCAAGTCGTCCTACGAGCGGTTCATCAAGGGCCGCGAGCGCGCCTGGGGCCTTTACTTCGAGCTGGAGGACAAGCGCTATTCCGCCTTCGACGTGGAAGCGCCCATCACGCAGGAGGCCATCGCCGCGATGAACGACGACAAGGAGACGGAACTCCTCACGGACGTCCCTCTCAAGGTCGCGTCGTTCAACACGGGCAACACGGCGGGCTTCATCTCCCGCAACGTTCAGCTCGGCGCGGCCGACGCGCCCGTCGTCCTGTACGAGACCAAGGCTGCCGCCGACGCCGCGTACAACGCGAGCACGAACCCCTACGTGGCGACGTCGCTCCGTTACGTCCAGCGCGGCATCAACTCGCTCCGCCAGTTCAAGGGCGCGAGCACGCTGACCGGGCTGAAGGCCGTCATGCCCGTCATGGTGGCTGACGCCCTCCAGGCGGACGAGCGCTTCGGCAAGGCGGACGGCATGGGCGACGCGAAGAGCGTCATTCGCGGCGACGTGTACTCGCTCGGAAAGATCTCCGGCGCGGACGTGTACGTCTCGAACGCGCTTCCCGTCTATTCGGACGCGAACGGCAACCCCGTCTATCCCGTGTACTTCCTCGACAAGAGCGCTATCGTGTACACCGAGGACATGATGGTGGACGAGCGCCAGCTCACCGACATCGACTACTGGGGCACGTTCTCGCGCTCCAAGCTGGTGTACGACTGGTTCCTCCAGTACCCGGAGCGTCTCGCGGTCGGCTACGTCAAGATCGCCGCCTAACGAAACCGCGCGGGGGCGGACAACACCGCTCCCGCGCACAAAAAAGAAAGAAGGTAAATCATGGCAGCCACATCAACTGCAAACACGCTCTTCGGCGCGCCCGGCGCCTCCGATCCCGTTATGTTCCACCCCGGCCTCGTGTGCATCAAGCGCAAGTTCGACTTCTCGGTCACGCCGCTCGACGTCTCCGAGGTCGGCGCCAACCAGGCGGCTTTCGGCATCCCGAAGTCGTTCGTGGCAATCGGCGCGTTCTTCGAGTCCGGCAAGGACAAGAACGGCAAGTACCCTGCCGCCGAGGCGGTCACGCTCAAGGTCGCGGACACCGTGAACGGAAACGACGTCACCATCGGTTCGGCGTTCACGCCCAGCAACAGCGCGTACAAGCGCCAGACGATCCTCAACGGCTACGCCGGCACGGTCGCTGAATCCGCCGCGACGATCACCGGAGGTCCCGCCGTGTTCGACGCCGTTGACGCAACCACTGGCAAGCTCAACGCGTTCCTTGCGCTTGGCAGCGCGGACCGTACGCAGGGCGCCTTGACGGTCGGCATCATCGGGTTCGTCCCGGATGGCGACAGCCTTGACAACGTGGTCACGGCGCCTTACCGCGTCGTCGAGCAGCCGCAGCAGAACGCGGCCGGCATCGACCCGTGGCAGGAGAAGGCGGTCAGGGGCTAACGCCAACCTGCCGTCCGGCGGCGCGGATGCTTGATTTTGCTCCGCGCCGCCCAACATCTTTCACAACGAAAGGAATACCCAATGGGCAAATACTCGATGAACATCAACGACGGACGGTGGGTTTTCACGTCCCCGGCCACCGCCACCAACATCAACTACGTGGATCTCGACGACGAAATCCACGACGCTGTGAAGGGCGGAAAGCTGCCGTGGCAGACCGTCGCGAACGCCGTGCGCGCCAAGCGCAACAACGACCCGTCCTTCGACTGGGCGCAGTACGACATCCTGCGCGATCGGCTCAACGTCCGCAAGGCGAAGTTCGATTTGAAGGACAGCGCCGGCAAGGACGTGACGGGCGTCGGCTCCACGGAGCAGAAGGGCGTCAACCCGTCCGTCTCGTTCGTCGAGCTGAACCGCGTGGACAAGGGCGGCGCGTCGTCCGAGGACAATACGAACGTCGGCGGGCTTTCTCATCCGGCGGCGAATCCATTTGACGCCGCCCCTGCGTCGCCGGCGCACACAAGGCCCCCGAAGATGAAGGTGAACGTCTGACATGGGCGACTTCACGACAGAATGGGAGAGGCCGGAGTTCGATTCCGTGCCGTCGCTCGCCGAGGACATGGTGTACCTGCTCCCCGGCTGCGATTCCGTTCTGATCCGCAAGACGCTCCAGGCGACCTACCGCGACTTCTGCCGCCGCTCCGCAGCGTTGCGGACGTGGCGGCGGGTCGCACTTCCGCTAGGCGTGGCGTTCGCCGTCGCGCCCGTGCTGTCGGGCGAGATCGACTGCGTGACGCGGGTCGTGAGCGACTGCGGCGGCGTCCGCCACGACGTGCGCGGCTGGCGGCTAGAAGGCCACCCGCCAAGGCTCGTTTTTCCTCATCCGTCGCACCACGATTTCTTCGTCGGCAGGAGCGACCCGAACCTCGTTCAGCAGAGGCCGAACGTCGGCACGCTTCCTGTGGGGAACGCGCCGACGGACGACGCTCCGCGTACACGCCCGCCGATGGTGTGGGTGGAGGCCGTGGAGATTCCGCACATCGGCGAGGAGCGCGCGCCGAGGGAGTTCCTGCAACGGTACGGCGACGCGCTCGTGGACGGCGCGCTTGCGCGGCTCTTTTCGATGACCGGCAGGGCGTGGACGGATGCGGAGCAGGCGCGCCAGCGCGGCGTCGCGTACTCCAACGCGCTTTCGGAGGCCCGCCAGCGCTCGCAGTGCGGCGGCCCCGCTGCGAACGCCGGCGGCGGATTCGCCCTCGACATGGGCAGCATGGTTTAGGAGGATTTTTTCAATGTGCATGAAGGGAACATCCGAAGGCTGCATCCTGCTGGAGCGCATGGCGAAGGTGGAGGCGAAGCAGAACGTGATACTGGGAACGGTCGTATTGATGTTCCTGGTCTTGGCGTTCATGGCTATCAAGCTGCTCAACACGCAGATATTCCTCCTGACTGGCGACAGCGGCCTTCGCACGGTCACGGACGCGTCGAAAGCGGACGCGCAGACGTTCAGGCAGATTTCCGGCGGCGCGGTGCAGCCGGGAAACAAGGAGACGGGTGCGGCGAGGTGATTTCCGCCGGGTGGCGGGGAACGCGGGCGGCTTTTGAAAGGCCATTTTCTGGTTGAAGCCCGCCCGCGTGGTTATCGAAGAGAAAGAGAAAGGAGTAGAACAGATGAAATGGAGCAACATCAAGGCAATGTGGGCACTCGTCACAGACGGGTGGACTGGCCTCATGAAGTATGTTCTGGGGTTCGTAAACGCGGCACTCCAGAAACTGAATGGCGACAAGTTGAAGAGGGCGTCGCAGATTGCGGTCAACGTGGCCGCTGTCGTGTCGGCGGCCGTTGGCGTGTTCGTGGACGAGAAGTATCGCGACGCGGCGAACAAAACCGTTGATGCGCTGAAGGACCTCGCCCTGTCCATCGAGGACGGCGAACTGTCGAGCGCGGAACTGAACGCAAACATCGAGGCCGTCAACACGTGCATCGACGCATGGAAGGCGGTGAAGTGATGAAGACCAAGGACGTGAAGAAGAAGGTGGCCGCGAAGGTGGCCAAGGGCAAGGCGAAGGTGGCCAAGAAGTGCGGGAAGTGCGCGAAGGCAATCGCGGCCTTCCTGTGCCTGTCGGCCCTGCTGTGCGGGTGCCAAGGCACCTCCACGCCGTCCCGGTCGCAGAACCTGACCATCAAGGACTGCACCATCAACGTGTACGGTAGCGGCACGGAGACCAACGAGGTCGCCCGCGTCGAACTCGCCACGCAGGCCATGAGCATCGAGAACAGCGGCACCGAGACGCAGACGGCCACGCCGACGCAGACCACCGACGTCAAGCCCGACGTGAACCTCAACTACGCGCAGGGCGGCGGCATCACGAACCGTGGCACAGGCGGTGCGCGCGCTTCCGGCGCCGCCGGCATCCTGGGGTCGCTGACCGCCGAGGGGCTGGCCATGCTCAAGGACTACGTCGTCAACAAGAAGTCCGGCACGGTGACACTCCAGAAGAAGGACGGCTCGACCGTCACGGCGGAGTGCAAGGGCGGCTCGTGCACGTTCCAGGACGGCACGGTCGTTAGCGGCGCGGACTGCGATGACTGCACGCCGAAATGATTGCCGGATAGCGCTCAACTGTCGCACTATCGCGGTACAGGCCCAGGGCGAGACACTCCGCCTTCATTGACGTGAGACTCCCGCGCACGGAGAGGCCGAAACAGGGAGGTTTTCAGGAGGATTGAACGATGACGGAACTGACGATAACGCCGAAGGTTGCGGACAAGACCGCGCGGTTCAAGGGAGCCGTCGCGGCCGGCGAGCACGTCGCCGTCACGATAAAGGGCGGCGCGGAATGGCTTGGCGACGACGCGGGCGCGAACCTCTCGCTCCGCGTGCTGGACCTCGTGACGGGGCGGACGCTGGCGGTGTTCCCGTACTGGACGGAGGACAACAGCGAGGATTGGCCGGATGATGTCACGTCGGCTGACGCGTGGGCTCCCGCGACGGATGACTCGAACGACCTCTACTGCGAACTGAATCTCAACACCACGCGCATGGTGGACGCCGCGCGGCACATGCTTCGCGTGCCCGTGATGTTTGTACTGGGCGACACGGACGACCCGAGGACGCTCTACTTCCGCGACCGCTACGAGGTGGAGTATTGGCCGGAGCGCATCGGCGACACGGTGCCGTACGATTTGGACAAGTGGCCGAAGCGGATAGACGAGTGGGCGGAGCAGGTGGCGGCGTGGACGTCGAGGATGGACAATCTCGCGCTGGACGCGGAGCGCGTAGACGGTGGCGCCAAGATCACGCTGAACGACGGCACGCTTGAAACGCCCAAGGAGGTAACTGTCTACGACGGCGAGGTGTCGCGCGATGAGATGAACACGGCAATCGCCGCGATGGGCGCGACGAAGCAGAACATGCTGACGTTCGACGACATTCCGACGGAGGAAAGCGATAACCCCGTGAAGAGCGGAGGCGTGTACGGCGCGGTGAAGGAAGTCTCGGACGCCGTGACGGAGCATACCGGCAACGCTGGCATTCACGTCACGGCGACGCAGAAGACGGCGTGGACAGCGAAATACGACAAGCCGCAGGGCGGCATACCGAAGAGCGACCTCGCGCAAGCCGTGAAGGACAGCCTCGGCAAGGCCGATACGGCGGTGCAGGCGCATCAGAGCCTTGACGCATACGTGAACGCCGCAGGGTACGATTCTACCGCGAAGGAAATCCAGCTGAAGCATGATTCTACCGTTGTTGCGAGTATCGATGCGACCGCGTTCATCAAGGACGGCATGGTAGATTCAGTGGAGATTACTGGCGGGAATTTGGTGATTTCGTTCAACACGGACGCTGGCGTGGAGGACATCGAGATTCCGCTGACGGACATCTTCAACCCGGCGAACTACTACGACAAGACGGCGGCGGACGAACGGTTCGTGCAGAAGGAGGCGGGCAAGGGGATTGTTGCGATCGACGCTTCCCTCGCCACTTCGGGTGCGGCCGCCGACGCGAAGGCGGTGGGGGACGCGCTGAGGAGCGGATTCACGGAGTGGGAGTTCAA